AGCCAACATCGCGAAAGCCATAAGATTCTCGCCAAAAGCCTTGCGGTTAGGATAAACACCCTTATTGGCGGCAACCATGCCAACAACAAACTTGCCCTCGCTGTTCATGTAAACATCAGCAGGCGTGCCATCACTGCACTTGTCTGTTGGCTTGAAAGTCTTACTATCCATACCATGAGGAACATAAATCGAATCAATACCGGCCTGCGCCAAAGCCTGCTGACCAAACCTAGTCATGGCTATCGGGGTCACATTAGGTTTCGCACACCAAGCTGCAACTGCTGGCGGGACAGGGCTATGGTCAATCGGCACCCATGAAGCAATATTGAATTCATCAAGCGCAGGGTTTGTGAGAACCCAAACGTCATAGAGCGTAATTAGCGCAAAAGGTAAACCCTGATTTTCGCCACGAAAATGCGCAGCATTCAAAGGCAAAACATCATTACTATAGCCATCAACGCCACGCGGATAATGCGGAAACTTACCATTACCCAAATCAATAGTTGTCTTATTGCCCTCTAACCCATAGTTAGAGATCGCAGCAACATTATGGCCTGCCCGCTTAGCCCTAAAAAGAAACTGCTCACCCTGTTGGCCATAACCAGTCGGCTGACCAGGCGAATTTGAGTAAAGTGCGATTGCTGATTTAGTCATGCCTCAAGAGTAATAGAAAAACCCCCCAAAACCGAAGTCTTGAGGGGCTTTTCGAGAAACAGCGATTTAGGCTGTGCCACCCTTGAAAAGTTTCATGTGAGTCTTTTCAATTAGCGCACCATCAGCACGCCAGAGGTAACGGAAAGTTGCCAAGTCGCTACCGAAAGCATAGTCGTCCGAACGCGAAACGTCCAATCCATTCACGCTACGCACATAATAGGCCTTGAGGTCACCCGCAACAAGTGAAACAGCACCCGAACCGATTGAAGGCATTGCTGGAGTTTCGTAAACAGTTACGCCACCAACAAGGTCACGCTTACCCTGAACCTGAGCAGGCTCGAAAATAAAGCGACCATAACCATCCTTGAGCTTACGCATAGCGCCGATGCTCGAGGCGTTAGCCAAGATACCAAAAGTTGGCAACTGACGAAGCGCACCATCAACCGAGTAAATCAGGTCAAAAATGTTGTCGGCAGTAAAGCCACCAACAACATTCGGGCCTGTTACAGCAGTAGTAGAAGCGTTACCGACAACACCAGTAGCAGCCGAAGTCAAGATACCGGTTGGCGCAGTTCCGCCACCAGTTCCATTGATGAAGTCTTGACCAAGAGCGTAACCGAATGCGTTACCAGCCTGACCAGCAAGGTAGCCAATCAAGTCAACTGAAGTGTCCTTTAGAAGTTCATTCGCAACCTGAGTAATGAATGAATACTTGTAAGAGTTCAGCGTGGTAAATACGTTGAAGCCAGGGTCGCTAGCAGAGATAGCAGAACCAGCAGCCTTGATAGTTGCAGTCGAGAATGCCGACTGGCTTGGAAGCTGCAAAGGCTCACCAGAAGTGGTGTTGATTACAGTAGCCAAATCAAGAAGCGGGTTGACCAAACGAGCCAAAGTTACGATCTGGTTAAAGAACGAAGTTGGAATTGGGGTAGTCGAAGTGGTGTTCGATGCGTTAGTTGGTGCAAGCACACGAGATTCGAACATGTGGCTGCGGATTTCACCCAAAGCCATCTTGCGTAGAATGTCGCTTTCGTTGTCTGCCGAAGCAGCATCGAAGTTGATTGCAGCCGAAGCGATAGAAGCCTTAACAGCAGCCTCGCGTGTTTCCAAAGCAGACACAGCCTCACGAGCCTCATAAGCCTTGTTCAACTCAGTGAACTTAGCTTCATCCTCACCTGACCAGGCACCGCGTGACTCAGCCGAGTCAACAAGTTCCTTCATCTGGTGAAATAGGCCGTTTTTCTGGTCCACTGCTTTTTGAGCGTCGCTCATAGTGGTTGTCCTTTCAAGAACATTAGAAAAATGGTTTATTGGCCGCGCTAACGCTGAACCCTGCCGGTGCTAACACTCAAGCAAGATAAGTCTATAAGCCAACCAGACACACGACCCAGAATTGAAAAACCCCCGACCAGTGAAAGTCTGGCCGAGGGAAACGCTCTAGGGTTTATGCGTTTTTTAGTTACTAAGAAGCAGGCAGAAAATGAACGAAAACCGCCTGCGCTAGTAAATCTAGTTTATTCGCGTTTCAACATAAGGTCGAGTTGCTTCTTTTTGATATTCAACAAGTCTGCAACACCGGCAGGCTGGTCAGGCAACTTTTTGACTAGGCTGCCAGCAACAGTTGTCAACAATTCAGCTTGGCGTTCAGTCAACTCTGCATCGCTCTCAAGAGCCAAAATCGCATCCGTCAACTCACCCGAATCCACGTTTGCACGCTTAGCAATCGCATCAAATGATCGCACGTTAGCCATGCCATCAGTCGCAGGATAAGCAGGGAAAGCCACAATGCTGACTTCATGCAGACGAACACTGTTCAACATGCGTTCAGTGCCATCACTGTTCCAAGAATCGCCGCCCTCTGGCACGCGGAAACCAAAACTCATGGCCGAAACATCGCCACGCTTCAACAAAACAGCAGCATCACGCCCAGCCTGAGTGTCAGGCAACTGTGCAGTCACTTTTAGACCTTTAGCATCCTCACTCAACTGCATAGTGCCAGCACGAAGCGAACCCAATACAGTGCCGGTGTCATGATTCCAAAGCAACTTCACTTCATTACGCGAACCCAACGAACGCTTGAACGCGCCAGGCATAATCGTTTCAGTAAAAGGCAAAGGCTCACTCGGCTGGTTGAAAAGAGCTGCATAACCACTAAAAGTCATGCCATCGCCCTCAGCGCGCATCTCAATCGGCGCATAAACAGTGCGGCGTTCCACGTCAGCATGGTGAGAACGAGCAGAATTCATCTCAGTTCCAGCAGACATGCCCGAAGCAGGCGAACCAGTGTCCTCGCTGGCTTCCTCAACAGTTTGACCCTCAGCTGCTTCCTCAACATCAACCGCATATTCGTCACGTTTCACATCACCAATAACAGCACCAAGTTGCCAGTGCCATTTGCTCATGCGATCTTGAACATCAGCCAAGAAATTATAGATACCCTGCTCAGCTAGAGCATCAGCGCAAGTAATCGTATAAGCGACATCGCCCTTATAGATTTCAATTGCCTTATAGAGTGCCAGGCTCAAATCAACAGGGTCGCCGCCAACAAAAGTGGCATCAATGTCAGTATCAGCAACAAACTGAGGCAAAGTAAAAGGGCTGTCAAAGTCAAGTTTGCGAATGTTCTCGCTAAGCGGGTCAATAATGTCATCAATATCCTGATAAATGTCACCAAAAAACTCGTGATACTGGCTAAACAAAACACCCTTGACATTCCAATGCGCACCATGAGCCAAAAACTTTAGGCTCACGGTCGTTCCCAAAAGTTCACGCAACTCAACAGCCAAATCAGCTTTAGTCTTTTCAGTCGCCTCATCCTCAGGCATTTCCTCACCCAAATTAGGGTCAGCCAAAGTCATGTTATAGGCAGGGTCAAGGCTCTGCGACATGTCTTGAACCGCTGCGCGATTTATTAGATTCATATTTGGTAACTCCTCTGGATCATAAACGTTTTGAATCCCAGCCTCTTTATAGGCCATGCGTGAAGCGTTATCTGCATCCACAGCCCAATCAATTTCATAACCCAAATCCATAAGATTATCGGCAGTCATAGCTTTGAACATCGGGGTCGAAGTCACTGAACCATCACTCAAAATAAGTTCCTGATATTCAATGTTTAGTTGACCCAATTCAGCAAGAATGTCCTCGCGGTCAGCCTCAGGCCTGCCCGAAACAATCCACAAATCCTTTTTTTGCAAGTCAATCCACTTTTGCAGCGAGTCATTCACCATGCCATCAACCACAAGAGTGCCATCCAAGTCAACAAGACCAATAGCACCCAAAATGCTGCGGTTAGTCAGGTGAGAATCATCAAGCGCACGTTTCTTTTCGCCACCTGGAGTCATGTTTTCATGCAAAGAAACCGCAACCATTTGCTTGATAGCCTCTTTTTTAGTCGGGTGAGAACCCAACACCTTGCCCGACTGATCTATTGTGTCCCAACCTTTATCAGTTTGCTCAATGAAATAAGGCATTATTCTCCCGTTTTATAGCTGCCATCAGGCACAGTAGTTGGATTTTGGACTTGAACGCTAGGCAAACCAGTGTGAGCAATCGCAGGCAAACCAAGACTCTTAAGCACCTCAGCAGGCTCAAAACCAATGTTGATTAGCTTTTGCGCCATCGCAACCTTGCCCTCAATCTCACTCAAGTTAGCGGCAGTAATGTCAATGTTCGCCAAAGGCACTCGGTTATTGTCACCAGCAGAAATCGGCGACATGTCCTCTTTGCCACGAACCTCATTGATAGTCATCCAACCATTCATGAGCGCACTCGCATAACCATTGATTCGAGTCGAATAATCGCCACGCAACAGTTCATCAGTATTGAACGAAATAAACGCCCTATCAGGCAACAAACGACTAAAGGCATCCTCAAGGCGAGCAATCCAAGGTCGCAAAGTGTGAGTCACAAACGCAATGTTGTTTTGCTCAATGCTGTTATAGCTTGAAGCACCCTTTTCACTCAAACCAATCATGTTTAGCGGCACTCTAAACGCGCGAGCAATGTCCTCGACAGCAAACTTGCGTGAATCAATCATCTGCGCTTGGTCATTCTGCACAGTAGTCGGCTTGAATGTTGCGCCACCAGACAAAACACCAGTTCTGTGCGCACGCTTATAGCCTCGGTGCATGCGGTCAAGAGAATCACTAAGATTCTTAGCCTGATCACCAGTGAGAGTGCCAGGCACTTCAATAATGCCAGCCATAGTCGTTCCCTGACCGAAAAAGCGTGCCGCAAAGTTTTCAAGAGCAATATTTAGACCAATATTCTCTTTCAACTTGTCCACAATACTATTTGCGCGAATCTGTCCAGGTTGCAACAAGCTGCCAGTCACATGCAAAATGTCATCAGTTTCGAGCATGCCGGTTTCGCCAGTATATGAATAACGTTTCTGGCCAAGCGGACTGCGAGACATTAAAACCTTTAGCGGGTCAAGACACATCAAGTTGATAATCTCGCCATTATTCGGGTCGCGGAAAATACGCACAAAAGCGTTGCCATCAATCAGCAGGCTAACCATAATCTGCTGCCAAAACGCAACACTATTTATCATCGCATCAGGTTGAGTAACCCAAGCAGGTCGCGGGCGATAAGGTTTCTTGATACCATCCCTGCGAATAAACGCATCCACAGGCAAAGTCGAAATAGTGTCGCTAATCAAAGTGACACAAGCCCAAACAGCGTTTGAAGTTGTGGCAGTCTGCTGATCAACATAAGTCGCAGCTTGAGATTCATACGAAGTTAGGTCGCCAGCACCCCAAATAGTTTGAAACGAGATGTTGCGCTGTTCACCAGCAGGAAATACTCTACCGAGCATCAATTACTTCTCTCTAAAGCCAAACCAAACAACAACAAGCCGATGCCAGCCGCCACAATACCAATCGGCAACCAAACCAAAGCCAAACCAACAGACACAGCTGCGACCCCGCAAGCCTGCAAAATTGTTGCAACCATTTTCAACCCTTAGAAAATAAAAAACTCGGGAATAACATCAGTTTCAAGTTTAGTAGTCGCGCGGTCATAAGCGATAACAGCAGCAACAGCCGCGTCAATCTTGCGAGGACTAGCCCGATTCTCTTTCACAATACGAACACCCAAATTGTCACTCTTGACAACACAATTATCCAAATGGCGAGCAATCAAAGGATTGCCATCATGAGTCAAACGACTCTCAGTAATCGCATCAAAGAATTTGGCGCAAGCCGGCACCATGCGCCTAGCCGAAGTTGATGGCCACTCAACAATTGGATAACCCATGTCCTCAAGCACAGCCATCGACCGTTGCCAACGAAAAGGGTCACACGCGATCTCTTTGACTTTCGGGAATTGCTGAACAAATCCAATAATTGCCTGTTCAACATCGAGAGTGTCAACCCGCCAATCGTCATAATCCTCTGGCTGCTTTTCCCACGCCTTGACCAAAAAGACATGCGCCTTATCGTCAATTGTTTTAGGAATAGTGACACCCACAATAACCGAGGTGTCACCGCTAAACGAACCATCAAAACCAAGCACATACTCATCATCAGCAGTCAACTCGAAATCACTCTGCAACACATCCCATGAACCAGCAGGAAGCCAAGCAGTCTGCCCCGAAACCCACTGATTGCAGCGTTTAGTCCTAAATTCAGCTTCAGGTGTGCGCCTCACCATGCTCTCAAAGTCCTCTTTCGAGTTCAAATCCCCATAGCCTGGATTAGCGGCAATCCAACTGGATTCAAGTTTGTGGTCAGCCTCAGTATTGGCTTCCCACCAAGCCATATAAAAACTAGGGTCATCAACCTCACCGCGAGCAACCTTTTGGCCATACTGATACAACTGGTAAGCAGTCGAATCTTGACCA